GCCGTCCTCATTTGCCTCGCCCAGGTACATGTCTGACGTGCCGATCTGCCCGGCAGCCTGTGCCTTCATTTTGATGGTCACGTTCCCGGCCTCGTCCGTTTCCGCGAAGAACTCGGTCGGTAGCACCTTGCCGGCCTCGCCCTTGAGCGATATGCCGTACTGCCCGGCCTCGTTCTTCTCGCCCAAAATAAATTCTGTCGGGAGTACCGTCCGCTGCGCGGTCGCGGTCAGGTTGACCAGCGTGTCCAGGCTGCCCTTGCCCGCTGTAAAGTCCGTCCAGGCTTTTTCCGCCTCGTCCAGCTTCAGCGTGACCAGCACTTCCTTCACTTCGTCGGGCAGCGCTTCTTTGAATATCGTGCCAAGCCCCGCCAGCTGCGTTGGGTAGGCCGAGAGCTTGTCGCTGATGGCCTGGTACTGCGCCAGCACCGCGGCTGTCTCTTCCGTGCCGACGCCGGCTGTTTGCATGGCTGTTACGGTCGCAAGCAGAGAGGCCAGCTTGCCTTCGTCAAGGCCTTTTGTTATGGCGGACAGGTCAGGCAGCGTCCCGGCCTCTCCGTTGTACCCCTGCAAAGCCGCATACAGCTGCGTCAGCAGGTCTTGCTGCCCCTTCAGGTCCGGGTCGTTAAGCGCCTGCCCGGACAGCTCCGCCAGAATCTTCTTGTACTCTTCGGCGTTCTTTTTCAGGTTGTCAGCGTACCATTTGTCAAGCGCGGCCTGCGCCTGTTTCCTGGAAGCGCTTTCCTTCATCCCGTCGATGACTTTTTTCTGCTTGTCGTACTCCTGATCCAGCGCGTCGTTGTACGCGGCCTGCCCCTGGGATGCCGCGGTGATGGCGTCCGCGTACAGGTCGATCCCTACCGTTGTGCCGGCGGCCGCGGCCCGCGCCTTCTCGTTCTCGATGCCCTTCCGGATGGCTTCGTACCCACCGGAAGCGTTGTCGGGCGCGTACTCAAACTGCATGTTCACCCGCAGCGTCATCAGCTCGTTCAGCCGCGTCTGGTTCTTCTTGCTGATTTTCCCGTACCGGCTGCTGTCCAGTATCCTGCTGATTTCCTTGTCCCACTTGTCCAGCTGCGTCTCATCCTGAGCCATTTTCCCAAAGTCCGCGCTTGTGCCCACGCCCAGGTCCTGCATCATTTGCCGCCGCTGCCGGATCGCTTCCCGGAGCGCTCCGCTTCCCGCCTTGTACTCATCCGCGAACCCGCTTGCTGTGGCCTTTGTCTTGGTCTTGCTGGCAGCCCACGCCTCATTGAGCCGCTCCAGCCATGTCTTTGTCTTTGCGACGCTCAGCGAAAAATCATCCGTAGACGTCCTGAACCGCTTCATGGCGTCATTGCCCGTATCGAATATCGTGGACGCGTTATTGCTCTGAAAGTCCTTAGCCGCGCTGTTCATGTCAGATATGGCGGCGCGGGCGGCCGCAGCTCCGCTGGCTACGTCATACAGCGCCACAGCCGCAGCTGCCGCGCCCACTACGATGGCCGTCTTCCACATCCAGGGCGTGCTGAAGAATTTAGCGAACCCCTTGGTCAGGTCTCCGATGCCGGTCGTCATTTTCCCAACAATGGATAACGCCGGCCCTGCCGCGGCCGCTATAGCCGCTGTCCTGATGATGCCCTGCTGCATCCCGGTATCAAGCCCGGCGAACCCTGTGCCCAACTCTGACACTATGCCAGCGCCCTGTTCAAGCACAGGCACCATCGAGCCAAGCAGCGTGGTCCCAAGCTTCGCGCCGGCGGACTTTATTTTATTGAACGCCACCGTCGCGTCGTCAGCGGAATCTGTCAGGGTATCGTATGTCCCGCTGACGGTATCGCTATAATTGCTGAGTGAGTCCGACATGCCGTCTATCGTGAACCGTCCGCTGCGTATCGCGGCTGTCATTTCCACCGCGCCCTTCGCGCCGAATATTTCCTGCGCGATGGCCAGCGCTTCGGTCTCTGTCTTGGCATTTTTGATCCCGGCGATGGTCTTTTCAAGCGCCTGATCCATGGTCAGGCCATCCTTGGCGTAGGCCACCGCCGACTTCTTCAGGGCAGTCAGCGCCGAGGAGGCGTCCACGCCGTTCGCCTCGAAGCTGGCCAATATATTGATGGCCTCTTCCACGGACATCCCAAGCTCAATGAATGTCGCGCTGTTGGCGTCCAGGTCGTTCATCAGCGCCTCGGTGCTGACCCCCGTCGTCTGCGACACCCGGGCGATCATGCCCAGCAGCCCTGCCGTATCCTTGGCGCTCAAGCCGTACTGCGCCATGATGCGCGCGCCGCGCTGCACTGCCGCCGCCGCGTCCGTGCCCGTGATCCTGGCAAACTTCAGATACTCCGCGCTGACGTTTTCAAGTTCAACGCCCATAAGCCCGAACCGGGTGTTTACCTCGCCCACAACCGCGCCCGCGGCGTTCATATCAATGGCCATGGACTCACACAGGTTGGTCGCGGACTTATGCAGGCTGTCAAGCTGCGCCCCGGCCGCGCCCGTCTTCATGACGATGGTATCGTACCCGTCGTCCAGCGCGTTGAACGCGGCAACGGCCGCCGTCCCCAGTGCTACGATGGGCATGGTCACGCCGCGGGTCAGCTTGCCGCCGGCAGCGGATATCTTCCCGCCCGCTTCCGATATCTTTGTGCCCGCCTCGTCCGCCTTCTTCATTGCCTGCTGCCAGGCGGACCCGTGCTCTTTCAGCTCCTTGGTTGCCTTCTTGAGCTCGGCCTCGGTAGCCTTCACCTCGGCTTCCGCATTGGTCAGGGCCAGCTCGTTCTTTTGTATTGCGGATGCCGTTTTTGTGATGCTCCGGTCGACTGCCCCGTACTGGCCCTGAAGCTTATCCAGTTCCGCCTTGAGCTTTACAGCGGCCGCGCTGTCTTTCCCGCTGGCCGCCACCTCGATATCGTAAGCTGCCTTGACCGCCTTGATTTTCCCTTCCAGGGTCGCCTGCGTGTGCGTCGCGGCCGTGAGCTTCGCTTTGTTCGCTTCCAGCGCGGCAGAGTGTTTGGCGACTGCCGCCTGCTGCAGGCTGAGTTTCTCGCTGAGGCGGGCGACGTTGGCCTGCATGCCGGCGGCCGTATCGCCAAACCCCTTGACGCCTGCGGCGGCCAGCCTGAACTTGGCCTCGGCCTGGCCCACGGCATTGTTGATGCCCTGGATATCGCTGGAAAAGCTCCCGCTGTCCAGCGTCAGGGATACCACCAGGTCCCTCAGTGTCTCGCTCATACGCTCACCTCACCCCGCATTGGAATCCTCCAAGCTCGTCGATCGTCCCGGGACGCGCGTCCTTGTCTTTACGGGCCGCGTTGTAGGCCATCACCCGCATCCAGCCCAGGAAGTCCATGTCGTCTATATCTTTCATGCGCCAGCCGGCTTTCAGCAGCGCGTGGTAGGTCGTCATCACGTAATCCCACAGTGACTTTATGCCGTCTTCTCCGTCTTCGGCGGCGTCTTCATCTTCACTGTGGGCGGGATAGGGAACTCGCGGAGCACCTTGGTGGAGCGGCGTTCAACAGCTATATAGACGGTGAAGATATCCTCCAGCAGGTCGTCAACGGGGTACCCGTCCATCAGCTCCTGGACCGTAAACTGGCTATGGAACAGCGTCGCGAACCATTCGCAGGCTGTTTCGACATCTTCCTCCGTCAGCTTCTCTTCCTGCGCTTTTTCAAACACGGCACGGACGCCGTCTATCCCGCGCATGGCGGCGCCCGATATGAACGGGACTTCGTAGGTCTTATCCCCCAGTTTGACTGTGGTCATGTTATCCTCCTTGTTGAAAACGGGGGAGGATGGCGGTTGCCTTCCTCCCCTTTCCGTGCGTCAGGCCGCTACGCGGATCAGGCGCCCGCAACGATGACCTTCGCGGCGTTGGACGCGAGCTTGATGTTGTTGGCAGCCAGGTATACCTCGCAGTAGAACCAGTAGTTGCCCTCGGTGAGCGATGTCGGGATGGTAAGGTCGTCCGCCGTTTCCCCTGCCATGGCGGTGCCGCCCGTGTTCGTGTCGTACAGCGCCTTGAACCACTGGTAGGTCAAGGTCCCGCTCGGGCTGGCTGTCGCGGCGACGGAGAGCGTGCCGGTGATGGCGCCCGCAGTCACGGACGTGGATGCCGCGGGCTGGGTGCCGATGGTGATGGCCGGAAGCACGGGCGCTACCGGCGCGTCGAAGAACGTCGCGCTGTAGGTGTCCGTCACATACTGGGACAGGCCGTCATAGATGCGTGCTGCGGCCTTGAACTTCATTTTCCCGGTCTGCCGGGTGATGGTCTTGCCTTCCTTGGTATGGAAGGTCTGCTCCACCATCTGCGGTTTGGCGCGGTAGATCCACACGTACCGGTGGCCGCCGCCATACTTGGCGCTTTTTTCACTTTTGAAGCCCAGCGCCACAAAGGGCGGCTCGTCGCCATTCCGCTTCATGATGCCGCCGGTCGTGCTGATGGCGTGGCCCTGGAGCATGGCGAGCTGCGCAACGGTAAAGCCCGCCGTTTCTACTTCGATGTCGTCCTCCATGTCCGGCGTCCGTGAGTCGTACAACGCGTCGTCCGCGTACTGGTCGTCCGTCTCCGCATTCGCGGGCGTTATCTTCGCGTCGATGGCTCCGGCCAGCAGCTGGACCGGCCCGTAGGCGATGCCGGTTTCGGTATCCGATATGATCGGCGCCACTACCAGGTTCTTAAGTCCGATTGTCATTTTTATTCACTCCCCGTTATTATTCGATCCCGCGCGCGGTCAGCGCCGTCCGCAGCTGGTCGCGCATGTTGCTGTATGCCTGTTCCTTGGTCGAGTCAAACGCCGGCCGCACGAACGGGTGCGGAGGCGCCGGGTGCGGCCCTCCATGGCCGCTCTCCACTGGATTCGCGTACATCACGCCGTTCTCTTTGTGTACGCCAACGCTAACGCTGAACCCGCGTTTCCTGTGCTTCTTCACTACGCGCCCGATCTTGATGGAATCGTGTAGTTTTTTTGTTGAACCGGTCGGGCACATGCGCAGCATGGCGCTGAATATCGGCTGGCAGGAGTCCTGCAGGATGTACCGTATGGTCCTGCCTTCCTTGTCGCCTGCCAGCTTCATGGCCATGGCCTGCAGGTCGGACTGCAGTTCAACCATCCCGGTCACTTCAAGCTTTGCGCTCATGCCGTCAGTTCCTCCCTGTATACCCAGTCGCAGGCCATGTTGTACATCTTCGTGTCCGGCTCATAAGTCAGCCGCTCGGTGATCAACGCAAACCCAGCCGCCAGAAGCTTGGTCCGCATGTTATCCAGGACTGTCGCGTAGTCACCGGAAGACCAGAGGTTGAGGTAGACATAATGCTCGATTGCCGACGTGCCATCCTCGGCATACTCGGATGGCGTGGTCATGAATGTGTATACGATATAAGTGGCAGGGACGGTTGGATAAGTCGCATCCGCGCGCCAGGCGCCAAGGCAGACCTGGCAGCCAACGGTGGCAAGTGTGGCGCTTACAAGTGCGCTTACATTGATCATCCGCTCACCCTCTCAATTTTGGACGCGGCCAGCGTCAGGTATTCCCTGCCGTAGCCGCCCTGGTTCACCTGCATGATCTTGTAGGTGTCGCTGTTATGAAGGACAAACATGCCTTCCAAAACGTCGGTACGATAGCGGATGACAAATTCTGTGACGCTGTGAAACGTGTCTGTCGCCGCGTCAAAGCTCTTGCTTGCGCTTATATCACGCGCCACGGCCCAGCATGTGCATATCACTGTTGGGGTCCCTGCCACAGGGAAACCATTCCCATTATTGGCATAGGTGACTTTCTGGACTGTGATCCGGTGGCGCAGGTCGCCCGCCATGGTTTTGCTTGCCATGCGAAGTGCCTCCTAAAACAGTATTTCCGCGTCGCGGTAGGGCCACAACAACGCCTGGAATGCCTCCACCATGGACAGGTAGGCCATGCGGTCAGCGCCCTCACGATGCGCGTAGAAATGACTCGCGTGGAGAATCACAGCCAGCCGGACCGGTTCGGGAGGCGCATCAAATACTGTCTTGCAGAAATCTTCT